GAGAGATTGAAACACGAGAAGATAACTACTCCTCGCACTCGCATTTTCACTTGTGGAAATGTTGTTGGTTATTTGATATGCAGGCGGTATTTCTATTCCGCCCTCATGCAATACTACCACGCTGAGTTGGAAGATTCTTTTTGTTGTCCGTCCCTAGATAGAGCATCGTTTGATTGGCATTATTTGTCAAAGTACATGCTAGAAGTAGGAGACAATGGTTTTGATTTCGATTTCAAATATTACGATAGGTCATTGCCACATCAGCTCTTGTATTTCGGCACAAAATTGCTGCTTGCAGGACAATCACTTCCTCCCCAAGAAGAAGCCGCAGTTCTTGAATATGTGTGTTCTCCATATATTTTATGGGGCTCCACCGCTTTCCGTGGTGAGATCTTACCTTCGGGTATACTCATCACATATCTAGTGAACTGCGCTGTCAATGAAATGATGCATCGGATGGCATGGGGCAATATTATGACTCGTGAAAAACCTACTCTTCTCCCCACGCGTTATTACCGCGAGTACACCCGTGGTAACAGAGGAGGAGACGATACCTTTTCAACTGTCGACGGCCGCGTGCTACCACTTTACAACGGTAGAACGGTTGCTGAATATTTACGTTCACGTAATATGCAAGTAACCGCGGCTGACAAGTCCCAGAATATTCCCGAATCTACGAATTATTTTGATTTGAGTTTTCTGAAAAACGGCACTAGATACGAAAGAGGAGCATTTCTTCCCGTTTCAGAAATTGAGTCATTGTATGAATCGACTTATTGGGTTAGGCTTACCCGTGAGAACAACGATATTGTTAAAGCCACGCAAGACAACGCCACTTGTTCATTGCGTTCTCTCTACTTCCATGGAGAAGAAGTCTTTGAGGACTTCCGAAACAAGGCGTTAGATCGAGAACCGAGATTGGTGTTACCAACCTATGAGGAGTTATCTGTTATCTGGAACAATTTTCATTGTTTTCCAGGCTCCCACACCGATTTCGCATCGCGTGAAATACAAGAAGATCCTTTCACCCTCGCAAGCACGGAAAAACCAAGAGTGCCGGCGACAGAAAGGGCGAAATACAACATGTCCCCAATACAAATAATAGAAACATTTAATCAGTCAGGCTTGGCTATGACAGCTTTAGACAAGCAAAATCTCGGAACATCAGAGATTGACACCGCTGATGTTACAGAAGAAACAGGTCCAGTGAGTGACGAGACTATTGACAATCAGACTAGAGGAACTCCTGGAAAGAACATGACAGATGCCGTAGGAGCTAGCGTTCAAGACGCTCCTTCTACAAAGTCTAAGCCAGTGAAAACCGGTAACCAATTGATTCAATCAAGGAACATTCGTTCGGAAGTTTATATGAACGATGTTAATTGGGATCTCAAGAAATTGGTCCAGAAGTTTACTTATGTTAAGGATTTCGTATGGTCAACTGCGGATCCTGTTGGAACCATCGTTTTAAGTTTGCAAGCCCCGAAAGATTTTCTTGTTACACCAGCTCAAAAAGAACCTTTTGATGTTACCAGATACTGGAAAGGAACACTGCTTGTGAAAATTGTTATTAAATCCTCTCCTTTTTACGCTGGCGGCTTAGTTATTGGTTTTTCTCCTTTTAATAAACCACCAACTATACCCGCTTTAGTGAATATGGGAGCTCTTATACACAAGCTTTCTCAAGAAGAAGGATTAGAGTTTGTTATTCCATTCAGATATCCCACAGGATTTATTGACGCTTCGCTTGAAATTCTTGGAACATTTGCCATTATCGTCAATTCCGCCCTTAAGACAGGTCCTAACAATCCAGGAACTATTAGCGGCGCGGTATATGTATCCCTGATGGATAGCGAGTTCAAGCTTCCCGAAATTGTCCCTTCACAGTCGTACAGATCATACAAGTTTAATTCAGATGTAGTTAACACCACGTCGCAGTCTGGTGTTTCAGTAAAATCAGTCTTGTGCGATATCAATGACATTCCCTCAAAGATGCCTGTTGCCGTGATGTGCGCCGGAGAAGGAGTTATTGGCACCCCACCAATTCCTCATTTTCAGGACGCGCCGAGTGACTTGATGCAACTTTTAAAGCGATGGGAAATGGCAAGTAGATTAAGAGTCGGCATAAATGAGCAAGCAGTTTCAATTTGCAAGTTTTCATTACAGGATATTTACACCGCAGCTTTTCGAGGCTTTGACAGATATTTTGGTTTGTTTAGAGGCAGTGTAAACTTGAGATTTTCTCTAGAGGACGCTGACGATAGCATTTATGGCAAAATTTCATTTAATCCTGTAGCTGCCCACACCAATGCACAACAACCAGCCAACTGTGGATTACAAACTTTTGATAGACAATCAATTGGAATGGTTACCATTCCATGGACTCAACCCTACTTCGTCATGCCCACACTTTACGCCGCTTTTCCTTCTTCCAGTCAGGTTTCTTTTTCTGAAATTCGAGATGAGGTTACCATTGCTTTATACAACTTTAATAACGACAAAAGAACTCCTGTTCTCAACGTTGATATTTCAGTAGGTGATGATTTCCACATGGGTGTGTTTTTAGGAACACCTGGCACTACGCAATTTCCTACGATGTATGAGCGCGTGAAGCTTATTCCAACCGTAACCCAAGAAGCCGTCGAAAACGACGCCACATTTTTCATGACCACAGCACAATCCGGCATGCTTCAATTTGTTGGACGTGCGATTGAGAACACTCTTCCAATAGTAGAACAAATATCGGAGTTAGGATTAGAACTAGACGCACACATGATTACGGAACAGAACCACTTAGTGCAACAAAGACGTAGACCTTTTTGTATCGCTAGTGATTTGCCAGTTTTGACGGAAAGATTTACCACTGTTAACCACAATGGTATGAGCTTACCGGATAAAGAATGTTTTGGAAGCGATAGACCGGAAACCAGCATTTACAATTTATTACAGAACACCAAATCGCTTGTAGCTCGTTTCACTTGGACCGCCGCAGATGAGGCCGGAGCACGACTTTACGATATTAGTAATGGGCCGGGAATTCCAAATTTTGTTCAACCAGGTGTTCATACTGAGCTTTGTTCTATGTTTAATTATTGGACCGGTGGAAAGATTGTAATTCTTGATGTTCATGCCACACAGATGCATCGAGGACAACTTTTGATATCATATTCAACGGGCTTAGAAGACATTACATACGCTGATGCCACACAATCATATTTCACTACTCTTGATTTGTCGGAAGGTCGCGCTACTGTGGCTTTACATTTGCCATATTTGTCCCCGACTCCTCAACGTCGCGTACCTGGTCTTGGATCGGTAAGTGACGATGGCACAGCTTACGTCGGAGTAATGAGAGTATATGTTCAAAATCCTTTACGTTCGACCGCCACGGTGTCCCCAGATGTTGAAGTCGTAGTTTATGAAGCATGCGCTTCAGACTTTCAGGTGAATGTGTATGGCGGTACACCCTATGAAGAGAAAACTACTGCAGGTCCATTTAAACCCTCAATTGATCGATTAAAGAGTGCGGCACAATACCAACGCAAACCCTTGATTAGATCAACACTTCCTAAAATCATTCGTCCAGGCCACGACAACGCTTAGGTCATTGCATTTTAGAACCTTGCATTTTTCAGTTTTTGGAAACTGAAGCTTCACATGTGAGCTTACACATGTAAACAATTTATTATTTTATATTTTAGATGTTTTAGATTATATTTTAGTTTTGTTAGTTACAATGCAAATTGCACACACAGAAC